TCGCTCTTCTTGCTCTGGCTCCCGACGTTGCTGCGCATCTGACACGTTGAAGGTCATGTACGGTTTTCCATCTTTCATCTTGCGCCACGCAGCAAGGCGGCGAAACTCATTGAAGGGTCCGGTATAATCTGGTGCAGCTTCGTTGCCCTTCTTATCGTTCTCAAACAAGACGCCGATCTTTTCATAGACCTCAATGATAGTCTTGCCAGCTTTGGTCTGGTCTTTGATTAGCGTGATCTTGCGGTCGACACTGCTGTCATTGATCTTGCCTTGAAGGATCAACTTTTGAGTTTCGAATGGTGCGAATGCTGCGCCACGGTCCGTGTTGTCGTATGTATCTGCCATGCTTTTGGCTCCTTTGATTGAGTTAGTCGGGTGGTTCTCAGTCCCCGCCACCCCGTCAGGTTTGTTTGTTGACTGGGAATTTATTTACCAAGTGTCGGAGCTGGCTTTCCCTGCAGATGGGTCAGCGTATTTATTGCCATCCATCTTTCCAAGGAACACATCAGCATCGCATCCTATGTGTGATAGCGCTTTGGTTAGGGCGTCAGTCACCGACATCTTTGGCGCGTCCTCTGCCATGCGGCCCTTGGCTGCGTCAAAGAATTTGCGACAACCAGTGAAAGCACCAAATGAATTTGCGGGTGTGCCATGCCAGACTGTGACATGGGCAAGAACTGCGGAATCACCATTGCTCACATGCACCATCTCTGTTGTGCTGTGCCAGCCCCAGCCAATACCGACTGGTCCGAACTGTTTGGTCATCTTCATAACCTGATACTGCGGATCGATAGCTGTAAAGCTACGCGAGCCGAAGCTGATCTTCTTGAGGTAAGCTGGGTCTGACTTAGCTAAGCTTTCCCATATTGTCATGTTGCTCATCGTGTTCTCCTTACTTGCGAGTTGTAATGCGCAGCGCACCGCGCTTGTCGCGCTTGATTGTTAAGAGGCTGTTGTAAACCTCGCGCTCATTGCGTCCGACCATAGACTTCAGGTCGTTCTTTGCAGCCTCAAATAGCTTGGCCGCTGATTGGTGTTCGATGTAGTCATGCGCTTTTGATGTGAACTCATTGTCTGTTGAGGCATCTCTTCGCACCATGCTGTCCACCTCAATCTTGTCGATGCTGATGCTTGGCGTATCAATGCCAACTGGCTCTTGGTCCCGCATAACGTAGCCCCAGAAGTCTGACACCACTGCCCACATTGAATTGAAATACTCTTGGTTGCGCGCGACATATGCTGACTCCCATTTGCTGTTGCCAAAAATTACAGACAAGTAGATTCCATCGGCACCAGCTAAGTGCGCATAGGTTTGAATCTGCGGCATGTAATACTCGATTACACTGTCCATGTTGTTCATCGCATTGGTGTGCTTGGCTTCGATGATTGCGCTGCCCCACATTCCGTCAACTGTTCCCTTGGCGGGGACATCTCCGATTCTTTTCTCGAAAGACTTCTGAGTATCTGTGATTGTGCAGTCATGCTCATACTCAAACCACTCTATGTTGAAGTCTTCTGTCAGTGATCCAAGTTGAACGGCGATGTTTCTGCTAAGGTCATCACCCTCACTGCGGCCAGTCTTGACCTGCCATAGCTCAAGCCAGTGGCCCTGCATAATGCGGACACAATCTGACCCTCCGATAAATCCAGTGCGTTTCATTTGGTTCTCCTTATTGATATATACTACTGCTTATGTGCAGCGCTTGCAAGGTACTCTTGATAGGGTTCGAAGTTTCTTTCTGTGAGCCCATGCTCTTTGATGAGCTTTGCTTTGTGAGGATCACGCAGGTACATGTCTGGAACAGGTTGCTCCTGAGCAATTCTCTTAGCGTTTATGGAGTGAGGGTCAGCAAGGTATTGAGTTGGCGCTGTAGCCCTACCGCCATCGACTCTCATGGCCATCCTGAGCCCGTCTGTGAACTCTTTAACGGATGGCAGGGTGCGTGTCTTCGCAGATTGAGTCACCTCTTTCGCTGTGATGGCGACGAGGTGACTCATCCGCTCCCTAGTGATTGGGCTAGGAAGGTTGCGATTGATTGCTTCGATAACATCCATAGCAACAATCGTTGGATCAAGATCGCGCGGCATGTTGAACCTGCTTACGATGTCTGACTTGAACCACTGCTTGAGAAACAACATGCGCTGATCATAATTCATTGAGCCACCCCGCTGTCTTCTTGGTTTCTTTCTTCTCTGATTCTAAGTCATCATCCCATCGCTCTCCGTTCAGCCACGTCGAGGGGTGTGGGATATACTGGTTCTCAGTACCCATCTCTTCGCAATGCTTGGAGTAATGAATGGCTCCTTGGATTATGTCATCACTACTGGCAAAGCTAAGAGCCCGCTTGAATGCAGTGCGGGCTGCGCCCTTACCAATGCGCCGAGGGTAGGCGTGCCAGAAGGCTTGGAACATGGGTGTATTATTTGGATGTGCCAATTTGTCATGTGAAGATGTCTTAGTATTACTAGCTATATCTAGCTTAGTAATATTACTAACTACTTCGGGTGACAGATTGTCACCTCGAGACGGAATTTTCTTTATGTTTTCGTAAGGCATATCTTCCTCCATCGAAGTCATTGCATAGAAGTTGGGTCGGTTGGGTCGTCTCTTAACGCTGATGTAGTTCTGATTCTCAAGCCAGTTGATGCTTCTGATTACAGTCCTGACGTTGAGCATTGTGTCTTCAGCCAGCCTAAGCTGGGAAGGGAAGCACTCTCCATTCGCATTGCAGTATGTGGACAGTGCAATGAGAATAACTTTTGCCGCAGGATTACCTATTGGCATTAGTGCAGTATCTATTGTAAGATCATAAGAGATCATGTGGTTCTCCCCCTTTGGTCCTCCTCGCCTAAGACTTAGGGGCGTCCTTGTCCAAGGGACGCCCTCTCTTTATGACTCATCGGGCCATACGCTCTTGTCTTGAAGCAGCGTGTAATGTCCAACCATCTTGCCGTTGTCTAACTTCAGGCGTTCGCAATGGATAGGCCACCCATCATCTTTAAGATTGAAGATTCGGCCAGCTAGTCGAAGGCATCCAAACATATTCAATGCCTCGATTGGGGTGATTGTTTTACCTGTCTTTAGGTAACTCAGTATCTCTTGGTTCTGTGTCATGCTGGTTCTCCATAAGCATTTCAAATATGTCACCTCTAAAGATGACGATGGTTTGCGGCTCACCTGTGCGTCGCTTGTAGATAGCAAAGTCTCTGCCATCTAAAACTGTGAAGGGACTAGGGAAGCCAGACTTATCTCTGTACTTTATCTCGCCTACCAGTTCGTGTCCCATGAGTTCGACTTTGATGTCCCCTCTATACTCTCCTCCCAACGCTCCTGAGAGGGGCTGGCGTTTCGTTTTGATGCCGATCTTTTGGAACCACTCCACGATTTTTCTTTCGTGATAGTATCCTTTAGACTTATTCTTGTTTGCCATATGTCTCTTTCATAGCAGTCGATGCAAATGTACCAATGCTTTTGAGTGGTGCGCTCATGGCCGTTCTTTAGGATGGCCACAAAGTAAGTCACCGTTAACTCGCATGAGTCACAAAGCGACACACCTTTTTTTAACTTCGATCTCGTACCCAAGTGCATCCAACCAACACGTCAGCATGAATCCAGAAGGGATTCTTTTGCGTGTCTCCCATTTATGCACCAACGATACAGTGCAACCTATGCTATGGGCTAGTGCTTCTTGGCTTATACTTTGCTCTGACCTTGCGAATATCAGCTCTTCCACCAGACTTTCGTAACTCTCTGGTATCACTACGGGCTTGCTCAAGTGCGTGAAGTTTTTCAATGGATCGCATAACCTTTCGTGCTGTATCGTATCTCAGCTCAGTCGCACCATTGATCGTTCGATAATAGGTCGAGGTGGGTACACCAGAAAATTTGAATGCCGCAAGCAGAGAAACATTTTGCTTCTCCGCTTGGCTCGTCAGTGTTGTGAGATATGAATGCATACTGCATACTTGCAGCACATCTTCTCGTTAGTCAACATCCTCTTCGTCTTCTTCATCATGCTCAATCTGTCCGGTGCCACCGCACTCGTTGCATGTTTCCCATGTTGTATAGATGTCACCCCATGATGCAGTAAAGCTCATCGGCCTGATGTGTTCGACCTCTACTCCACCTATGCCATCGCACTCTTCACAATCCGTTATCATCTGCTTTCCTTTCGACTGTAATCATTTCGATTTGACCAGTGCCGCTGCATATTGCGCAGCGTTGCCAGCCTGCTTGGGTG